AGAAAAGCTAGTAAAGCTACAGGAAAAGAAAAAGAAGATTTAGTAAACAAATGGTACCTAACAGTACGAAAGATAAACAAAGAGTATATAAAACCCTATAGTATCTTGCAAAAACTGCATAGCTAAATGTGGCAAGATTGCCTTATTTGCCTTATTTCTGCCATAAATGTTACTCGACCCAAAATGGACACTGCTCTAAAAGCCTTGGTATATAAAGAATGTTACTCCAATAGGTTATTTTCAGGAAAAAAAGTTTTTAGAAAAAACAAAAAAAATCCTGGAAAAGCTCGTTGGAGTAACATTTGTTTAATACCAACGGTTCTAGACGATAGTTCAAAATGGGTCGAGTTACATTTGTTTAATACCAACGCTTTTAGAGCACCGTTGGAGTAACATTGGAGTAACACGGAGTTACATTAGAACCATTCTAAACTAGAGCATACTTGCAATAGTTGCATAGGTCATCTAGTCGATCAACTCTTGGGTTTAAGGGTTACTAAAAAACAGAAATGGGTATAAAACCATCCTATGAAGAGAAGAAAAAAGTCTAAATATAAACACGCATTGATAGGTAATAAGAAATATTATTTTTATAAAATTATATGGGCAGATCCGTGCGGCGACAGTGGGCATGCAGATGCTAATGAAATGAAATCTTTAACTCCAGCTACAATGATTACACAAGCCTATGTGTTTGAAAAAGATAATAAGTATGTTTGGACGTTTGCTTCTTATGATTCTGAAGCTGCTGTATTTTCTGATAGAAATGTTTTTCCAAAATGTATAATATCTAAGATGGAGAGAATAAAAATATGAAAAGACCTAAAGGTAAAAAATATGATGGAGTATCTAGACCAACTAATGAAGCTTATAAAAACGGTTGGAATGAGATCTTTCTTAACAAAGTATTAAAAGAAGAAGTAGATATCAATGGTACTGGTACACATAAATATAGAATCAAACACGGACCAAATAAGGATAAAGTAGTTTAATTAACCTTCTTAAGATCTAAAGGTTTGGTGTTATCTTTTTTATTATCTAATCTTAATTCTTTTTGTTTTTCTTTAACATTAGACTTAAGTTCATCAGCAGTTACACCTTCTAATATTGGAGAGAATTCATCTAAAGTTTCTGCAATTCTTTTATCTAGTTCTTCCTCAGATAAATCATCTAACTTACCTGTTCTAATAATCTTTTGTTCTACATACAATCCAGCTGCTTTACCTCTAGCAACTTCAGCATTAATAGCTGCAGACCAAGCTCCTTTTTTTCTAGAGTCTTCTCTAAGCTTTGCAAGTTCAGAGATGTGTCTTTCATAAGTCACTTCATATTTCTTTTGGTAATCAGATCTAATTTTACCAATGTATTGGACTACTAAAGGATATCTTTTTGGACTCTGTAATTCTGACGCAGTTATAGCTGCTCTATCTTTTGCATACCCTGCATCAACTGCACATTCTGTTGCCGTTTTTCTGCCTTCATTGGTAACAAGTTCTTGAGCAAATTTAATTTGCATTTCTGTTAGTTTTTTAGGTAAACCCATGTCTTGACAAATAAGGTAAGTTTGATAGAAAGTCAATATAAGTTACGGTGTTTTTCATTGTTATCGTTCTTATTGTTATTAATGTTTAGTGGGGTTGGCTTACGAAGTGACGGGAGACTTGATCGGATACTGAGCCCCACTTTTAAAATATGATTAGTGGAAAGTTATTTAGACAGACATTAGATAAATTCTTAAAAGCTCCTGTAGCTCAAGAAGCAAGAGTACAAGTTTGTCTACCTGATGGACAATTTTTTGACATCAGAGATATTAAATTATTGGAAAATAAACTATTGGGAGTGAGAGAAACTCATCGATTGGTTATCACAGTGCAGCGAGAACAAGTGCAAATGGGTACCCCAATTAAAAAGCTGTAGTTACTTTAAATTTCATTTGAAACCAGAGTCAAAATTTTGGCAAGAAGTTAAGCGAAACATTAAGAATATTTCCTTTACTAGACTTGAATCTTGGGCATCTGCTGGCGTTCCAGATCTATTATGTTACAACAAAAAAGGTTCTTTTTTTACAGTTGAGCTCAAAGTATCTAAAGGTAAAAAACCGACCTTCTCACCCCATCAAATTTCGTTTCATATGAAACATCCTAACAATACTTTCATCCTGCAAAAGGTCCTCGATCCTTTAGCCATTAAACTTTATGAAGGAAAAGATATTCTAGAGCTTGTGGACCGGAACAAGGACCCCGAGCCTTGTGCCCTGGGCCTGGATGCGTGCGGCTTGTGGCTTGAAAACGTAGAGTAGAGCATGTGGGCGGGACCCACCCTTTTTTTTAGAGCTTGTGCCTTAGTGCTTGTCGCTTGTTGCCTGTGGCTTGGCATTTTTTACAAACATTTCAGAGTTCTCTGCATGTAGCTTGTCGCCTGTGGTTTGTGCCTTGAGCCATTGTTCATGGATCGCTTGTCGCTTAGGACTTACCCCTGGACCACGATTCTTTTTTTTAGTGTTTTCCATATGATACATTCTTAACTTTATGATCCCAGCAAGCTCGACAATCTAAGCATTTACCTGATTGCTTTGGAGCTGGGCAGCTTGCGCCTTTAGTTACTACAGTACTTGACCACGGCCAAAACTTTGGCGCAGGTCCGTCAATCTTAGTTCCTGATATTCTAATAATTAAATTCTTTGGAACCCGGTCAACGGGTATGTGTTTTAAAAATTGTGATTCTTTTGTGGGGATCCAGTGTTTAACATCCGGCGACAATTTACACACTTTAAAAATTTTTAATAAGTGTTTAACGCTTTGAATGTCGCCTGCATCATGCCATCTAAAATATTTAACTTTTTTAGAATTAATTTGTGTCGCCATAGCTTTGACCCATAATGGATGCTTGATGGCGTCGAGTCTTTTATATTGTGCTGGCTTGACGCCTTTATACATAGTATATGAACCCTTCATGGCATAACAACTTGAACAAACTGTGCCTGGAATTTTTGCGAGCTTGCTGCCTGTCTTACACTCCCACGCTGGCAAGCCATAACTAAAACCCGGCATTTTATTGGGCTTCGATAAACTATGAGTTATTACTTTAGCTTCTTTTATTTTCATAGGTCCTTGATACTTGATTAATAATGGCTTGAACATCTGCCAAATTGTCGCAGGACCGGGGAGCGCTTGTGGGCGGGTCCCACCCATTTTTTTTTTTTTAATAAAAAAGGCGCAGCTTGTAGGCTGCGCCTCCAACAACAACGTAGGCTAAAAAATATGGCCAAGTTTCGTGTTTCACTTTAGGCTAATTTACTCAACTTGACCCCAGATCCAATTGCCAACTAGCAATGCTCAAAGACGTAGTCCAGAGCAAATCTTAGATCAGGGCTCAAGCTAGGCAGCACACGCTATAACACGGCTTTCCTAGATCAAGCTTAAGCAGCCCCGGCTCCACCTGCAATCCGGGCTTTATCATGGTGTTGCTGCTAGATAATTAAATGCTCATATTGAGCTTCGCAAAACTGCGTTTTTAAATAAATATCTAGTTTCAATATAAGTGGTTCAAGGTCTTTTGACCATAGTCCACATTGTCGCAGGCTAGAGGAGAGCATGTGGGCGGGTCCCACCCGGGAATAAAAAAATAACTGCGACAATTTGTCAGCTTCTATTTAGAGCTTCGTTGGTTTAAGTTTAATCATTAATAACAAATGGAGGAAAAGCAATGACACAAAAAGCAATGCAAAAATGGCAGCGTGACCACTTCAAAAGAAAAGTTGAAGAGAAAATGCAGCCAATGATTGAGGAAGCTGAACTAGCTCTGAAATCAATTATATCCGACGCTACTGAAAAAGCTGAAAAAAACTTATCCAAAAAAATTGGAGCGGATAAGGTTATAAAGCAGCTTGAAGCAGCTAAGGAAACGTTGGAAGCCGCTCAAAGAAAAGCTAAAACTTTTTTTAAAAGAGCAGCCACGGGCAAAGAAAAAAAAGAGAAGTTAAAATCTGACTTCACTTATAATCATGACAGATATTTGAACGATATAACACCTGAATATTGTCGTGAACAAATCAGGGACTGGGCTGCTTCACTTGCCAGAAAAGAAGCATATAAAACCCCAGTTGGTAAAAAAAGAGTGGCCTTAGAGAATATCAAAAAGGCCTCTTTGGATAGTGTAATGGAAGCCGGGATCCCTGAGCAGCTAATAAATAGACTAGATAAAACTATGAATGTAATAGGCATAACTTGGAATACTCAAGTTAAAGCGTTGCCGGATCTACATTAAAGAAACACGGCGCAGCTTAACAGCTGCGCCAAAACTAGGGAAGAGCATGTGGGCGGGTCCCACCCAGGAAAAAATAAAAAGGTGCGACAATTTGGCAACTTCTATTTAGAGCTTTGTTGGTTTAAGTTTAATCATTAATAACAAATGGAGGAAAAATGTTCATACTAATAAAAAGAACGAAGTTCAATACATTCGATGATAGGTACGATGTAGTTGAAACTGCTAAAACATTAGAGTCAGCGAGGATGAAAAAAAATGCTCTAAATATTTTAGCAAAAGAAAATGAGTCGTTTACGATTATTCAATTTGCTGAAGAAAAAAAGCAAACATTCGTAGACAATATCAAACAATTAAAGTTTCCATTTACGGAAGCTAGATAAGTTCCTCGGTTCTTGGTGCGACAAAATGTCGCACCAAGGAGGTAAGAGCATGTGGGCGGGTCCCACCCATAGAAAAAAATAAAACTGCGACAATCTGTCCAATGTCATTTTTGTGTGATTTTAATAAGATGAGTCATTAACAACAATGGAGGAAAAAATGATACCAAAAGGATGGACAAAGGAAGATTGGGAAAAATTAAAAAAAGACTACCCCAATAATTATATGAAAGTCTATGAAGTAAAAGATAGAATAGATGCTTATGTTGATGAAACTTATAGATGTTGGATTGATCAAGAAGCATCAATGAAAAAAAATGGTCTTCGTAGTATGTTTGAACAAATACTAGAAGATGGAAAACAATTAGCAACAATGGAGGGAAAAAATGAGTAAGAATAAAATATGGAAACCCACTCTAAAAAATTGGATGGGAAAGCTAGGGTTTAATTTTGATGGTATGTTTATAACAGACCCATTTATTACACCTTGTGAAAGATTTAGCGTTGATGACCCAAAAAGTTATTATGGTTTATCTGATAAGCAGTTAAAACAATTTACAGATATGGGGTACTACTAATGACAGTTAAACTAACAGAAAAAGCGAAAGAGTTAAGAAAGAAAACAATGGAAATAAACAACAACACTTGGACTACTTTAATTAAAAAACATTTGTTAGGTCGTAAGATTGTTGATGTTCAGTATATGAGTGTAGAGGATGCAGAACATCAAGGTTGGTATAGACAACCTATTCAAATAAAATTGGACAATGGAACTTGGCTCACTCCTTCAATGGATGATGAAGGCAACGATGGAGGATCTATAGAAACTAACATTAAGGAGATGCCAACCATTCCTAGTATGTATTAGTTGTCAACTAAATAATGATAGGTGCGACACTATGTCGCACCTAGATAAGAGCATGTGGGCGGGTCCCACCCTTAGCGCGCTTCGCGCGCTTAATAGAGGTACCAAGTGGATTTGAAAAGTCGAACTTTTTAAAGAGGGGGGAGGGGGTAAATCCAAAAATATGGTACCTAATATATGTACTATATTGTTTGATATAGATATAGATTGCTGATAAATACTTTTTAGTTACATAACTAAGATTATGCTTGATATTAAAAAAATTAATAAAATTGCAGACCCTAAAGTACGAAAGCAACTCAAACTAGATATTTTGGATAGTATCAAAAGAAAAAAAGATACTAAGCTTCGAACAGAATTTCTACCTTTTGTAAAACACATTTGGCCAGATTTTATTGAAGGTTACCATCACAAGAAGATTGCTGATGCATTTAATAGATTACGAACAGGAAAACTAAAAAGACTTATTGTTAATATGCCTCCAAGGCATACGAAGTCTGAATTTGCGTCTTATTTGCTTCCAGCCTGGATGATTGGCAGAAATCCAAATTATAAAATTATTCAAGCAACCCATACAGCCGATCTTGCCATTGATTTTGGTCGTAAAACCAAGAATTTGGTTGATGAGCAGAAGT